CTGTAAGCCTCAGTTTCGCGTAAGGAATATGGGATATAATTAGTAATATTTAACCAATGGTTGGTAAGATAATTAACAAAGGCCACTTTAAGCACAGGGCCAAATAATTTTTCTTCCAAATATGTCGGCATAGCACTATTCCAAGTACTCAAAATATATGTCGCAGCTTTCCGCCCCGCGTGTTCGCAACAGGAATCGATCATTCCAAATACATTGCCATCAACACGAGTATCGTAGGATTGAACTTTATCATCCGGTTCATCTGAAACCGGAGGACAAATGCACCTCTTGCAAGGATAAAAACACTTCTTACAATTCCTGTTGCGCAAGCCTGCATCTTTACATGAGTTAACAAAGTTTTTCTGTTCATTGTGGTGTTTAGCAGATTGTTCATTTAAGAAAGCTATAAGTTCGTATATATCCACTTTGTCCAATAATTTACCATTGTGTGTTACCGTGGTAAATCGCCAGTGTTCATTAGTTCCTTGTAAATATCGTTCTACATACCTAACGGTGAACCACCAACAATCTTGAATACCATTTTCACGTAAATTAACAATTTGCTCGTCGTCCACTTTGGAACTATCAAAACCTCTATTGGTGCAATATTGATCCTTAACGAAAACCTCGATATGATACTTCAAACGTCGTACTACAGATATAGGTTCATTAGACCAAATGTGTGCTTCTAATGTTTTTACGTTAGTAGTTACAGCAACTACACTTGGAGTAACATCTATACGTCCTTTCTCCTTAGTATCGGCTTTTGGTGCGTAATAAGGGATATTATTTATAATGCTAATCAAAAGCGAGGCTGGGTCAACCACTGCTTTTTCTGATCTAGTATTACATAAATCATCAACTATAACACCCGTAACATTAGCTTTGTAAGTAGAATAAAATTTATCTGTGGGTTGAATAGTGCATATATGACTATCATCACACGGTTTACCATTAAAATTCAATACATTAGTCATAATCATCTTTGCAACGCATGACTTGCCCACCGAGCTCTGTCCAAAAAA